ACATTTAAAGTTTTTATTTAATCTTATTCATTATTTTCTTGAAAAATATTTCAAGTTTTTCTTGTTTATATTTCAAGAAAACATTTAATTTGCACCATAAAGTTAGTGCAAAAGTGCAATAACAGCAAAATAAAGTTGGAATAAAAACAGCAAAATAGATTATTCACTCTAAAAAAGACAAGATATGACACAAAAAGAATTCGAAGATAGAATCGGTGAAAAGTTCGTAGGTGATTATTCAGAAGTAGAAGAATGCTATATGAATACAGACCTTGATAAAGACCTTTTTTGTAAACTGTGGATTGAAAATCCAACCGCACTTAAAGAGATAGAACGGAAGACCGTATTAGTACGTGAACTATACGAAGAGCGTAAATGCCTTTCTAACCTTTTGATAGATCAAGCAGAAAAATGTAATGCAAGCGATTTGAGAGAAATGGCAATCGCTATGATTGGCGAACGTGAGTACCTCAGAAGAAAGATTGCTAAGGGTTATAACCTCTGGGATGATGATAAGAAGTTGTTGGATAATATTTTAAGCAAGTAATAATCATGGGATATTCAAGATGTGCCACGTGCAAATACTTTAGTCGCAGCACTGAAAATAAAGCTATTGGTCTTTGCGCTAAAAGAGGTTCCGAAAAATGGCTCGCAAATGGAAGGGCTTGTTTGGAATACGAAAAGAAAAAACAAAAATAGATAACCAATCCCAGCCGGGCTTGACCACCTTGCCGGGAACTCAGACAATAATATCAGGTATATGGAAAATCAATTAGAAATTATTAAATCCAATCTCCCTTATGGCTATGAGGGGAGCATTGCAAAAGAAGCAGGATGTTCAAAAGGCACAGTACATAATATCCTAAACAACAAGCCTGCATCTGCCCGTTCATCTTATAAGGCTAAAGTTCTCACAATAGCAACCAGAATGGCTAAAGAAGCCTTGGAAGCCTCAAAAGGAGTTTCTAAAGCGGCAGCCGAATTAGAAACATTGCAAAATGGAACTACAAGCGAACAATGAATTAACCAAGCGTGAAAATCAGATCGCCGGACTTGCCTTTTGCGGACTCGCAAAGAAAGAAATGGCAGACAGGCTTCACGTGGCTTACGGAACTATCAACGTATTGCTCGACAAAGCATACAAAAAGACCGGAACCAGCAAATTAAATGAACTGGGGTCATGGTGGGCTAATAGAGTATTTACTCTAAACATAGATTTTCAACAGCTACAAAAGACGATTATAGCTCTTTGCTTCTTGGGAATAGTAATATTCCAATTTTCAGTAGATAATCATCACGATTATTACTACCGGACAAGAAGAGGAAGAACGCAAAGATACAAGACAGAAGAAATATCTCAACCTAATTATAAACAGGCAGCATAGCATAGAGTTGCAATGTGTTTCAGATAGTGAAGAAAGCTCGTAACCAATAATTAACCAATCAAAGAAACAGCTAAAATGGGAGAAAGATATTTAGAAAGAATTGTAGCAAGCGGCATAAAAATCGGAACGATTCAGACGCTTAAAGCATTAGGGCTACTGCCGGAGGTGGTAACAATCTCCCAAGCAGAAAAGATATACGGACGTCGTCTCATTACAGAATGGCGTAGTAAGGAATGGATAAAGTTTTATCCTGCAAAGAACAAGGAACGCGGCAAGTATTATGTGAAAATGTCCGAACTGGAAACAGCAAGTGCCATGATGGATATTCATAACAAAGTACCGGCCAACATAATCAAAGTATTAATGCAAGTACCATGACTGCAAAAGATATACAAATAGGGCAGAACATTACGGCCGGACTCTTTTTCCGGTGCGGACATTACGGGGATGATGTAGACTACGCCATTATTACCGGAGTGGTTATACGCAAATTGGAATGCTATAATCAGGTGCTTGTTGATGTCGATTTAGAACAATCGTTTAATAGTCCCGGCAAATCAGTCTGGGTACGGTTAGACAAAGCAGATTTTAATATTAACAACTAAAATTCTCATTATGAGCAGTATTATTCAAGTTAAGATGGAAGAGCTAAATGCGCTTCCAGCAACGAAAATTGTCGAAAATGAAGGTGTACAAGCAAAGTTTATTCAAATGTACAATGCAATTTGGGGTACGGATAAGGGTGAGCAGATGTACCACAAAGAAGTATTCAATTTTCAAAAATTACTTCGAGATAACCCCGATGTAGCCACTTCAAGCAAAATGTCCCTTTATGGCTGTTTCCTTGATATCGCAGTCAATGGACTAACATTAGACCAGACAGGGCATCCGCTCTGCTATATTCTGAGTCGCAACTGCAAAACTGGGTACAAAAACGAACATGGGAACGATATTTACGAAAAACGTGCATACGTTTCAGTTACCGGCTACGGTGAACTTACCATGCGTATGCGTGCCGGCCAAATTAAATATGCTGACAACCCCGTCGTCGTTTATGAGGGAGACCATTTCAAGGCATCTTTAGTCAATGGAGTAAAAAACATCGAGTATGAAGCACAATGCCCCCGCACATCAACCAAGGTTATTGCAGCATTCATACGCATTGTACGCAATGATAATTCAGTGGATTATCAATGGCTCATGCAAGGGGATATTGAACGCTTGAAGCATTATAGCGAAAAAGCAAATTCCAAATGGAATGAGCAGACCAGACGGAGAGAACTTGGTAATGCCAATGCTTTATACACTTCCAATAATGGCGGTATTGACCCCGGTTTCCTTGAAAACAAAATGATTAAACACGCCTTCGACGCATACCCTAAAGTACGTACCGGAAAATATACCATTATGGCAACCGACCAGGAGGAAGAAGAAATCATCGATTATGGAATTGTGGAAGATGCCAATATTGCACAGGAAGACCCAAACATTCCTTTTGGTGAAGAAAAACAGCTCACCGCACCGGAACCGGTATCTGTAAATGTCAGCAAAGCAGATGAAGAAGAAGGATTCTAACCATTAATACTTAAAGCTATGTCAACAGAATTAATAAAAGTAGAAGAGTTTACCTCTTTAATGAAAAGTGCCCCTGACGCCTTAGGCAAGAACCAAAAATCAATAGCCAACTGTAATTCAGCGGGACAGGCAATCTTAGATACGATTCAAGGAGAAGGCATGACTGATGAACTGGATGCCAAAGCTGCGGAGTATCTGAAGAAAGTCAATGTTACAATTACCAACATGAAAAGCCGTCGTGCGCCTGTTACCCAACTATTCGACCGTATCCGATCCATTTTCACGACAGATGAAAAAGCTATTGACCCAAAAGACAAATCAACAATTCCGGGCAAAATAGCTGCAGAACGTGACAGATATGCAGCACTGAAGCGTGAAGAAGAAAGAAGGAAGCAGCAGGAGATGCAACGACAAGCCAATATTGAAAAGGAAAAAGGAACGTATCGGCTTGCTATTGAACAGGCTATCAATACACACATGAGTTCCTATTTTGCCGAACAACAGAAGAATCTGAGCCATATTTGGGAAAGCATTACACTGGCTACATTTGAGCTGAAAGAAAAGAGTATTAGAGGTTGGTCAACTCTGTACCCTCGTGAGCACTTCGACACTTTCAATCAAGACATCACAACTTATTATCTGGACGCACAAACCAAAGCGAATATCAAGGCTGAAATTCTAAGCAATAAATATTCCGCTTTCTCTCAACAGTATAAGTTTGACATGGAGGATTTACGTCAGTCATTTATCGACCGCCTTTCCTCCAAAAAGCAAGAACTTATTGAGGAAGAAGAATTACGCAAGAAAGATGCTGAAGCTGCTGCCAAAGCGGAAGCCGAAAGGAAACAACGGGAAGAAGAGGAGCGAAAACAACGTGAACTTGAAATACAGCAAAAAGAACATGAGCAGCAACAAAAAGCGGAGTCTTCTATACAATCCGCACAAATGAATAGTCTGTTTGCAACGGCTGCCGCTTCTGTTACAACAAGGACTAGCAAAGCCAAAGTGACTGAAAGAATTAAAATACTACACCCTGCCGGCTTCTTGGAAATATATCAGATGTGGTGGATAAATGAAGGTCAGAATCTGACAATAGAAGAACTTGAAAAAATCCACAAAAAGATGATTTCCTTCTGCGAAAAGAAAGCTAACAGCAATGATGAAATGAAAATCAAATCAAAATATATCCGATACGAAGAAGAAGTTAAAGCAGGAAAGTAATGGCAAATCCGGATTCATATTACTTGCGTACAGAAGTCAGCAACTCCGATCTGACAGAACTCAAAAACTATCTTTATCCCCGTACCCAGTATGGGGATAAAGAAAAAGCCTTCAAGTTTGGGACATTGGTAGATGCACTTATTACCGAAAACGAACGGGTACATTATAGTAAGCGCATGGTGGATGATGTAACCTATTCACGGGAAGATTTCGAGTTAGGCCTTGCCATGAGGGAAGCTTTAAGAAAAGAGGCAAGAAAAGACGAGTTCCTTAGAGCCGTTCTTTCCAACTCCGATACCCAGAAATTCATGGTAAACAAATCCCAGCGATTTCTCTACGGAAACTTTGAGTATACTCTTGATACCCGATGTAAATGGGATTGGTGGTTACCTGGTTTTGGATTTGGTGGAGATTTAAAGACCACTTTTGCAGAATCACAAAACCAGTTCAATGAAGCTATAGATTTTTTTGATTGGGACCGTTCCAGAGCATGGTATATGGATATAGCAGGAAGTCAACAGGACTTTATCTATGCCATCAGCAAGAAGAACCTGAAAATATTCAAAGCATTCATTAGACGAGACGATGATACCTATAAACGTGGAAAAGAGAAATATGATGAATTGGCTTTTAAATGGTGGATGCTCTTTTCTTGATATATTTTAATCGAAAACGATATGAACATACTTATCACACCCAAAGAACAAATCTGCAAGGAACTTACAGATATTGACTCATTCCTCAATATAACAATGAGCGAAAATGCAGAAGAAGCCGTATTGCGCGGAAATGACTTGGCTGTATATGTCGCCCGTTCAGGCAAGTTATTAGCTGATGCTAAATATTGGCTTAACGAAGCCATGAATTCCGAAACAATGAAAACACTTGCCGAAACAGCCAAAAATGCCAAGGCTACAGCTACGGCAATAAACGCTTTAGTAAACTCCCTTTGCAGGGAAGAACGATATTTGGTCGATTGGTGTGAACGGTGCAATCGAACCGCAACACATCAGCTATCATGGTGCGTGACAGTAATAAGCAAAGCCAAAGAAGAAATGAAAATGGCTGGTATGTACAACAATAACAACAGACAAAAATGCTAAACGACCAAGAAGCACCCAAATACTTGCTTTGGCTTCTTATAGCCATTATCCTAATGGGATTAGACGAAAACATTACTGGATTCCCATTCATCATGGGAGCCGGTATAATCATATATCTATTTATTAACATGCTTATTCTTACATCAAAGGATGAGCCTAAAAAAGAGAACAATGGAAACTGCAAAAATTGACATCAAGCAGGCTGTCATTAAAAAAGACAGATTAAATGTTGTGTACAACGAGCGATTCACAGAAGCCAACTACACAAACAAGGTTACCAAGAATTGCGACCAAATCGTACATTCCGAACTGAAGGAGATTTTTAATCACTTGAAACTGCATCTTGTGGTATTATGCGAGCAACCCGAAGCGGAGAAAATCTACAAGTCAAGTTTTACATCACCGGGCTTTGATGAAACTCTGAATAACTACTTCATTACCGGATATGCCAATGATAGCAACGATGGAGTACCGGGTATAACCATAATGGGAGGCAAATTACTACAATCCGGTAAAATTGTGGATTTGAAAATCTTTACTCCATTCGGAGACGAAGAATATAAATTTTCAGAAGAACTACAAATAGATGCAGCAGCTTGCGATGCGGAAGTGGAAGCATATCTCTTTGAAGAGAAATGGGGCATTAAGCAAGAGCGGTTAGACTTTGATAGCGATATCCCCGATGAAGCTGTTACCGATGCAGAAGAACTTCCTGCAGAAGAAGAAAAGCCTAAAAGAAAAGGCAGAAAGACCAAAACCATAGCTCCTGCCGCTTAATCAAATTCGGGGCTGATTTTTGTCAGCCCCATAAAACTCTAAATTACAAGTCATGATTATAGAATTAAAAGGAAACGTTTTTGAAGTTACTTTCAAGTACAAGCCCACTATTGTTGACAGAATACGTCAAATCACAGGCAAGAGATATGACGGAAGCAGAAAGAAATGGCTTATTCCTGTTTCCAGTCGTGTCGAACTTGAAAAAATGGTCTATCAAATCAGACCATTTGAAAATATCCAATGGGTTACAGGACAACAGAAACAAGAAGAAGAGGAAGAAGTTGCGTACAATATACCGGAGCTGCCGGAGCTTGATATTCCCCACTTACTAAAAGTAAACCCATATCCCTATCAATTAAAAGGAATTGCAAGAGGATTACAGCTCAAACGATTCATGAATTGCGACGAGCCGGGCCTTGGAAAGACACTGCAAAGCATTGCAACCATTAATCTTGGGAATGCCTTTCCTTGTTTGGTTATTTGTCCTTCTGCCTTAAAGGTTAATTGGGAAAGAGAATGGCATAAGTTCACAGATAAAAAGGCAATGGTACTGACGGATAAAGTACGAGATACATGGACTTTCTTTTATCAGACTGGCATGTATCAGGTATTCATCGTTAATTATGAATCGCTTAAAAAATACTTTGTACAACGTATCAAAAAAGAATCTGGTTGGACTTTAAGAGATGTGGAATTTAGAAACAGCATCCAACTTTTCAAATCTGTAATCATTGATGAAAGCCACCGTTGCAAATCATCATCCACTCAGCAGGCTAAATTCTGTAAAGGTATATGCAATGGTAAGGAATGGGTCATTGAACTTACCGGAACTCCGGTTGTCAATAAGCCTAAAGATTTAATTCCGCAGTTATCTATCCTTTCCAGAATGGAAGATTTTGGAGGATATAAGACATTCGTCAATAGATATTGTTCCGGCCAAAATGAAGCATCAAACCTGAAAGAACTTAACTATATGCTATGGACTAAATGTATGTTCCGGCGTGAAAAGTCATTGGTGCTGACAGACCTTCCCGATAAAATACGACAAGTAAATACTTGTGAGATAACTAACCGCAAGGAGTATATCGACGCAGAGCGTGATCTTATCATGTACCTACAAAAATACAAAGAAGCGGATGATGAAAAGATAGAGAAAGCATTACGAGGTGAAGTCATGGTACGTATTAATATCCTCCGCCAAATATCAGCCAGAGGGAAAGTACGTGATGTAATTGAGTTCGTAAAAGACTTTCGTGAGAATGGAAAGAAAATCATCCTCTTTTGCTCACTTCACGAAGTGGTAGATCAACTGAAAAGCTATTTTCCTACGGCTGTATCTGTAACTGGAAGGGACTCACAAGATGAGAAACAAAGAGCAGTGGATTCTTTTCAAAACAATCCCAAAACGGATATTATCATCTGTTCCATTAAAGCTGCAGGAGTCGGACTTACCCTAACAGCATCAAGCAATGTTGCCTTTGTTGAATTCCCCTGGACTTATGCCGATTGTTGCCAATGCGAAGACCGTGCGCATCGTATAGGGCAAAAGGATTCTGTAACCTGTTACTATTTCCTCGGACGACGTACCATTGACGAGAAGGTTTACCGTATCATTCAAAATAAGAAAGCCATTGCCAAAGATGTTACCGGTTCCACGGAAGATATAGAGGAAAATATCGTTGATATGGTAGCTAATATTTTCAGCACAGATTATGATGATGAAGGTTTCTAAAATAACACCACAACAAAAAATAGACCGGCTGAAAAAAGCCGGCTATCAGGTTCAAGAAAAAGGTAATAAAATCCGTGCCGCTAAGGGTTCTTTGATAATCAATGGCACTATAAACCAAGTACACAAAGAAGTTTTTAACCGATAATTATATTGATATGAATACGTATAGCAAATATGTACCCAATGTTTTTCTCGCAAAATGCAGTGAAAAACACGAAAAAGGAGAAGTTATTGAAGTTACAACCAAATATGGCAAAGAGAATGAATGTATTGTATTCAATCTCATCTATGAACGTGAAGGCTTTTATTATTACTCCATCGTCAGAGCTGACGGATTTAATGTGCAGGAATGGGCCAAGCAAAGAGCCGAGCGCCGCCATGGTTGGGCCCAGTCTGCCGGACAAAAAAGTAACGAATATTTCAACCGCTCGAACAAAGACAAAGATTTTCTTTCTCTTGGAGAGCCAATCAAAGTCGGACATCATAGCGAGAAACGGCATCGAAAAGCGATTGATGATGCTTGGAACAATATGGGAAAAAGTGTTGAATTTAGCGACAAGGCTGCCGAACACGAAAGAATTGCCAAATATTGGGAAGAAAAGGCAAACACTATCAATCTTTCTATGCCGGAAAGTATCGATTTCTACGAACACAAGTTAGAGAAAGCGAAAGAATATCATGAGGGTGTTAAGTCTGGCAAATATCCACGTGAACACGCTTATACTCTCACTTATGCCAAGAAAGCTGTTAATGAAGCACAAAAGAATTACGAATTAGCTAAAAAACTATGGGGAGATTATCTGACGAATGGTGTTGTATGAACTGCGCCCGATTGAACGAATGTTTGATGAATGAACCAGATTTAAACTTACTTGACTATTGCGTGGCATACAGAGACTTAGAAAATAAAGAAGATTAATTAAAAACGGGACAGTTATGAAACAGACATTAGAAGAAGCAGCATACGACTATGCTACTAATAAAACAAAGTTTAGAAAAGAGGTTTTAAAGGAGGTTGATCCAGATAACTATGTTAGTCGGAAATCTGATTGTATGGAAGATTTTCAATGTGGTGCAGAATGGCAGGCAAAGCAATCTCCTTGGATAAGCGTTGAAGATAAACTGCCTTCTTTAAACCAAAAAGTAATAGTTTATAATGGGAAACAAGTATATATATCTCATAGGACAGAAAAAGACTACGCAAAAGATGCTAATTCCTTCTTGTATGGATTGCAAACCTATAATGTTGTAGCCTGGATGCCCATCCCGTCTTTCAATGAGATACTTGAAGTCAACAAGTTTGAAAGACAAGATAAACAAGATGTGTACTTTGAAAAAGTGGAGGATTGAGTATGAAACATGAAATAAAATTCAGAGGAAAATGCTTTAATAATGGGCTATGGATAGATGGCGATTTGATAACAAGCCTTACACCTAAAGGGAAAATGACTAAATGTCCAGCAATCCATACGACTTACGGGACGATAGGTACTTTTTTTGTTCAGTCTGAAACTGTTGGGCAATACATAGGCTTGCGTGATAAGAATGGGAAAGAGGCCTATATTGGTGATATTGTAAGATTCACCCCAAAAGTCTTAAATATTATCGGTTCTGGTTATGTTAAAACAGATTATGAACTACTAGCTGTAATAGATACAGATGAATATAATCATTCTATACTTTGCATTCTTCACGACAAAGGTAGATTCAAAAAAGGAGAATTTTATCATATTGAAGGGGTGTTAAACGGCGAGATTATTGGTAATCAATATGATAATCATGAGTTATTGGAGGATTAATAAATGGTAATAATCAATGATAGAAAATTCTATGACAAACCCGGTAGTTGCGGCTCATGCCCTTTCTTCTTTAGTGGTTCAACACATCTTTGCACAAATAAAGGTCGAGGAATTTGTACGCTTTTCAATGAAATGCACCAACCATACATCAATCCACCCAAACGATGCCAGAAACTATTTAATAAAGCATTCCGTATGCCTAATGGGAGCAACCTTGTAATTGTAATGCAATAAATCTGTCCATTATATATTTAAGTAAACGGTTACTGCAAAAATATGGAATCAAACCTAAGACACCTTATAGCAAAAATGACTAAAGAAAAATGTATTGTATGCGGAAAAGAAACTGTATCAGTCATTAAGACTGATGCAGGCTATATCTGCTACAACTGCTATGCTGAGCAAAAGAATCCATCCAAAAGAAAAAGGAAGAAAAACAACGAGGAAGAACGTATGCAATGCAAGTTCTTTGAAGAAGTGGAAAAGATATTCCCAAAGTTACCCAATAAGCTTCTCTTCGCTGTTCCGAATGGTGGAAGCCGCCATATAAGGGAAGCCGCTAATCTCAAACGGCAAGGTGTAACTTCCGGCGTATCCGATGTTATCCTACTAATCCCAAAGAAAGGCTACGCTTCGCTATGTATAGAGTTTAAGACAAAGAAAGGCATCCAATCGGAAGAACAAAAAGAATTTCAGAGGCAAGCGGAAAACTGCCGAAATAAGTATGTTATTGCCCGCAGTGTCAAACAAGGCATTGACGCACTAAAGGAGTATCTGCTATAA